TATCAAATCATAATTAGGAATCTTTTGTATAGTTCACGTGGCGTTAGGCATTAAGTTGTCTAACGCTATTTTTTTCTACACGGTTTGCCCAATTATCTATTTTGACTTCTTCTAGCTCTATTTCTGGCTCTGGCTGGCTGCATCTTTTATATAGCACCTGGGCCACTTTAATACTGTGGCTGGCCGAGTAGATTATACTAGCAAACAGGCCAGTTTTAAAAGCTACTGAATCATCGCCGTCACCCCTCGCAATTGCAACCGTCATGCCTGCAATATTTGTAAGAGAGCCGACTAGTAGCATAGTGGGCCAGAGAAGGCCGTCATTTTTATTTGCCATTTTATTTACTCCTGAAAATGTTAATATCGTATCTTGGTAGCTTGCGCCTGAAAATTTTAAACAAACGCAGTTTTAGTATTTTTAGCATAATTACCCCCTATTTACGTTTAACAACATCTACCTTTATATTATACACAGCCTCTACAAGTTTACGCTTGAGCTTGCTTATAGCTGTATCAACTCCTTTGCAATCAACATAACGTATTTACCAACTGCAATCTTGATCTTTACGCTCTAAAAATTTAAAATCTAAAACTACTTTGCAAATTTTTATATTGTTAAAGTGTATCAAAAATTCTGGATGCACATCAATTTCTCGCGCATGTCCAGCCTTTTCCATTAACTTTAGGACCGAGTAGTATTCAGCCTCAAATTTTGAGTCAAAAGTTATGCCGTCAATTTTAACTTTTTTTGCATTGTATTTATTTCTGTTGCGCATTTTTCACTGCCTCAAAAGAGTCCAATAACTTAACATAGGTAGATAGTAGGATTGACTGTTTATTGGCCGCCCACTTAGAAACAGTTGCTTGCGAAATTTTTGCGTGTTCGCAGACCTGTTGAACTGTTAAGCCAGCCCCTTTAACAAGATTTTGAAATTGTTCACCCGTTAATATATCCATAATTCCCTCTATTCGATTGATATAATATATTATATTACATAAGTAACTTTACAAGTCAACAAAAATTTTGTAGAATAATAAAAAAAACAAGTTGACAACAACAATAGCACTTGGTATAATGGCGTTATAACATTAAAGAGGTACGAAAATGATATTAATTTATACTAAAAAAGATGATTTTGCTAAATTTGAGTATACCAGCCGCAAGCAGGCGATCAAAGGTATTGTTGATTATTATACTGACTGTGAAGAGCCGTTTTTACCTTATATAGAGCAGATAATATTAGAGCGCAACGGAGCTGAGATATACGCAAATGACGAGCAACTATATCAATTTAACCAGGCATTGCATGATGCGTTTTTTGATAGGTTGCGTGCTATTAAAGAAGGTAAGTTGTGTGATATAGAATACATGGCTGAATGTATAGCAAGATAACAAGGAGTTAGAACAATGATAATACAATACACAGAGTTAAAAAAAAGAATGCTACGCAGGGAGCTGCGCAATCAAATGGCAAAGGCAGCAAATAGCATATTCATTGAAGCCGAGCTAGGACGGAAATTAGCGGCATTAGTGGAGTTGATGGACAAAAAAGACAGGGGGGAGCATGGTAACGGCGTATTTAGGATTGATAGCCCTAGCGATAGTATCTAGGATATATTACACTTTTAAAATGTTAAATTAAGGAGGATTTATGATTAGTGATAGAGTTGAGTTAATTTTAGGGATTGTGGGGTGCGGTGGCACTCTATTAGCAACGTTATATTATGTATGGAGCTGGCTATGAATTCAAATAATATATTTATTGCACTGGTGGCGTTGTTATTGGTTGCTTTGCTATGGCAGACCTCTTCAATTAAAGATGATTGTGACAAAATAGGTATATTCGATGTCCGATGATCTACAATATTATGATTATTATTACAATACGGGAACTTACAACGAAAGAGGAAATAAGATGATGGATGACAATGTTAAATTAGAGCTACAAAAAAAACTAGAAAAAAAACACGTGAAACAGCGTAGAATAGCAGGCGTGTCATTGAATTATATAGAGGCGTGGCATGCAATCGATGAGGCAAATAAGATATTTGGTTTCGATGGCTGGAGCCGGGAAACTATCTATAATAAGGAGGTCTGCCGCTATGAATGCAAAATCGGCAAAGGAGACTGGATAAAAATTGGTTTTAAGGTTGGTTACGAGGCAAAAGTTTTAATCCGTGTTGGTGATGTAGTTAGAGAGGGCACTGGCACAGGTAGCGGCATATCCATAGACCTATATGATGCTATTGAGGGGGCAGCCAAAGAGGCTGAATCTGATGCTATGAAGCGTGCATTAATGACGTTTGGATATAGATTCGGGCTGGCTCTATATGATAAGAGTAATGCAAATGTGATTGAGGAGGGAGTTGGGGCCACTATTTTAATAACAGATGAGCAAGCAGAATGCATAAAAGAGGCGGTAACGGCAACAAGCAAGAGCCTGGCTGATATCTGCAAGGCATATAATATAAGTGCGCTGAATCAATTACCAGCCTCAAAATATGAAGGCTTGATGAAAAGATTAATCCAATTGAATCTAGGGGGCGCAAATGCAAATACATAATATTGAACAAGGTACGCCAGAATGGTTTGCGCTCCGCAGGGGCGTAGCAACGGCGAGTAATTTTGACAGGGTTGTAACATCCACGGGCAAAGAGAGCGCGCAACTAGCAGGTTATGCATTGCAATTAGCTAGCCAGTTATTATCAGATCAAGATGATGAGATGTACACCAATGCGGATATGGAACGTGGCATCATATTAGAGGCTGAAGCTAGGCAAGTGTATCAAGAGACTATGCCTGCAGATGTTACGCAAGCTGGTTTTATCACTAATTATGGACATGGTTATTCGCCAGATGGCCTTATCGGCGATGATGGGTTGATAGAAATAAAATGCCCTAAACAAAACACGCATACAAAATACCTATATCAGGGTAAAGTGCCGTCTGATTATTATGCTCAAGTGCAGGGGGGATTGTATATTACTGGCCGGAGTTGGTGCGATTTTATTAGCTACCATCCTAATTTCGGAGAGCGTAAGTTATTCATCTTTAGATCTTATAGAGATGAGGAGTTCATAGGAGCCCTTGCAAAAAACTTAGAAAAATTAGCAAAACAACGTGACGATATTGTCAAAAAAATAAGGGGCTGAATATGATAGATCTAAAAAAGACTGATATCCAAAAAAAAATATACCCTGCGCATGATCGGAAATATGCAAAACGTGATTATCACCCATGGACGCAAGGAGAGGAGGCGCTTTTGATGTACTTGATTGATACATTAAAACTAACGCACCGCAAAGCCGCCGATAGACTACAACGCAGCTATAGCGTTATTGTGCGTAAACGAGGGGAATTATTAAGCAGGAGTAAGAATCAATGAAAACAGTAGAAGACATACAATACGAGATTGCAGAGCGTTATAGCATCATGACTGAAAACAATGCAACGCCACAAGAGATACTCAAAGAGATACAAACAGAGCGTAGAAGGCATATTAACGCCCTGAAAAATCAAGGCTTAAGCCTAGGGCAGGCAGCCGCAAAGGTTATAGATATAGAGCGACTGGTTGCTAAAGAAATAAGTGGCTTTACAATTAAATAAGATTATATATATTGATTGAGCTATTTGAATAAAAAAGCCTCCTGCTGTACTTGGAGAGACTCAGGAGGCTGTAACAAATAGTTGATCTAAAAATACCACAAGATCACAATAAGTCAAGTCTTTCCAAAAAAAAACGCATTAGCGACAAAACACTGGTTGCGCCCTGTTACCGCAAGGTTAAACAAAAGGAGCTGAGACTTAGATCAGCAGGTGTGAGAAAAGGGAGTAAAAAGAGATGGCACTTGAGATAGTGACTATCAGTACATACAGTTGCTATGTTAGGCTGTATGTGCCCCCGCAGGAGAGACTGCAAGTGATAAGGAGTACCGGCCTGTTGCCTTATCGATACTTGCATAACTAGATATGACGAGATGAAGCAATTCGTATTGTGATATTTTTGCCCTTTGCTATAGGATTATTGTATCTTGTAGCAGGGGGTTAAGAATATAACTCTAATCAGCGCAAACGTTTGTGATAATAAGGCAGAAAACAGTTGTAAAATATTTCTTTATAACTATAATGTTGTTACAAACAAGTGCCTGAAAAGAGAGAGAAGGGTAGCGATGCAAGACGCTACCCTCCTTTTTTACCTCCAAGTTTCGTATGTTTTATCAATTGCATCAATTACACTTTGTCTGGCTGGAAATAATCCTTTATCCCACCTGGTTATAGTGCGTTGACTAACACCGGCTAGTTTGGCTATTGTTGCTTTCCAGTGATAACCAAATAGTGTTTTTGCTTTATCTTGCCAAGTCATCAATACCCCCTACAATATCGTTTGCTTTTTCATACTTATTAAAAATATTTAACAGGTTTTCAAGCTCGCTTTTTGTAACACTGAATCGCCATTCTTCATTGCGAACGCTCAAGATATAGCCTATTTGATCGTAGTACTCTATAGATACATGAGTATGTAGATCATTGTGATTTTTGTAAGATGTTGTTAGTGTAAGTTCTGTCATATTTTATTCTTTGTTTAGTTGTTATATCGCCATTATAATTAACAGTGTCTAAGAAGTCAAGACATAAAAGACAATTATTTTAAAATAATTTTATTTGCATGTATTAAAAATGCGTGATAATATATGTATGTTAATGATAAATAAGGGTAATTTGTGAGATATCTTTTATTGCCGATTAAAGCAACACTATACACGTTATATGTATTATTAGTAGTAGCAAGCATACTAGGCGTATCAATATATCTGTTAATATCAATATTAGAGTGGTTGGCATGAAGTTCGAAACACGAGGAAGGCCCGAAGCAATACCTAAAGTATTGGCTAAAAGAGACAAGCTAATAGCAATGGCTAAAGAGGGTGCAAGTAAGTGCGAGCTATATGTAGAGATGGGTATAACAAAAGGTTGTGCTAGCAGATGGTGTAACGAAAACGATGACAGATACCAGCCAGAATTTGTATACCTTATACAAGAATTAACAGTTTTATCACAAGCTTGGTGGGAGAGGTTAGGGAAGGATTGCCTTAACTGGGATAAGTTTCAAGCTACGGTATATAACAGACAGATGCAAGGGCGGTTCAAAGATGACTGGGCACCGCATAGCACGCAAGTAATAGAGAGTAATAATACAAACACTAACAAAGGCGTAGATGTCACGCAGAAGTTGTTATCTAAAGTACCACAGGAATTGTTAGAACAGATCTTACAAGAGATAGAGCAAGAGAATGCTTAAAGGTGTATCAGAGCACGATATACGTAAGGCGTTAGAGATAAGACGCAATAACAAGATAGATTATATGTTCCCTGATACGGGAGAGCTTGCCCGGCATCTATACAAGAAGCATCTAGAATTTATCGAAAACACCTCACAATATAGACAATCAGTAATGATGGCAGCTAACCGTGTAGGCAAGTCTGAAGCAGGCGCTTATATGGTAGCTGTATGGGCAACTGGCATATATCCGCACTGGTGGAATGGTAGAGTATTCCCTGGACCTGTTAATTGTCTTGTTGCTGGTGAAACATCAAAGCTAGTTAGAGACTCGGTACAGGAAAAACTATTTGGCCCAATGAATGCACTTGGTACTGGCACGATACCAAAAGAGTACTTATATAGCACCGCGCCGAAGTCAGGCATACCAAACGCTATAGACACGGGATTAGTTACGCATAAAAAAGGTGGCACATCAGTAGTACAGCTACAATCATACGATCAAGGCAGGGAAGTATTCCAAGCAACTGCACGACATGTTATTTGGGATGATGAAGAACCACCGCTAGATATATACATAGAGCAGCTCCTAAGGACAATGACAACAAACGGCGTAATGATATGTACATTCACCCCGTTAAAAGGCGTCTCAGAAACTGTTCTACACTTACAAAGCCAGGCGCAAGAAGGCAAAGCAGCTATAGTAACTGCAACATGGGATGATGCTCCCCACTTATCACAAGAGATTAAAGATGAGTTATTTGCAACATTACCACCGCACCAACGAGATGCAAGAAGTAAGGGGGTTCCTTCACTTGGCTCTGGGGCAATATATCCCGTTCTAGAAAAAGAATACGTAATAAGTCCTATTGAGCTACCAAAACACTGGGCGCAAGGTTATGGAATGGACGTAGGCTGGAACAATACAGCTGCTTGTTGGGGTGCGCTAGATAGAGATACAGATGTATTATATATATACTCTGATTATAAAGAAGGGCAAAAAGAGCCGGCAGTCCATGCAGCAGCAATCAAAGCAAGAGGTGCGCACTTAGTAGGCGCAATAGATCCAGCCTCAACTGGCAGATCTCAAAAAGACGGGGAACAATTAGTATCATTATATACAAGGCAAGGGCTTAATCTAATACTAGCCGATAACACCGTTGAAGCCGGAATTTTTGAAGTATACGAGCGATTAACAACAGGCAGATTGAAGATATTCAGCACCTGTACCAAGTTACTTGAAGAAATACGACTATATAGACGTGACGAGAAAGGTAAGATAGTTAAGCAACATGATCATATTATGGATGCAATGAGATACTTAGTTAAAACACTTCAACTAGTAGTTACAATAAGACAGCAACATGATTATATACCACCCCCTACATCGCGTAAAACGTCATGGATGGGTTAGTATTGACATATTATTGATATTAAAATATAATTTACCTGCTAGCGTTATGCTGCATCAATTAAGCACCTCAAGGTAGCTGTATATATATTAGGGTAAGACGTGTCTAATTTATTACATACAGCTAAAGAACTATTTGAGATTGACTCTAAATACTGGGAGCCGATATATAGAGCAGCCCGGGAAGACATATATTTCCTGTCTGATAATGACGACGCTCAATGGCACGCAAACGACTTAAAAGCTAGACAAAAAACAGGAAGGCCAGTACTAACAATCGACCAATTAACACAATATGTTAATCAGGTTGTTAATGATGGCAAAAAAAAGACTCCGGAAATAGAAGTTATACCAAGCCATGACGCTGATGTAGATACAGCCGCAATCATACAAGATATTATAAGAGATATATCATATACATCCAATGCAGATACTGCTTTTGACACAGCCTTTGGATATAGTGTTATGGGCGGCGTAGGTTTCTTCATGCTAGATCATGAGTATGTCAGCGAGGAAAGTTTTGAACAACGCTTGGTAATAAAAGAAGTGCACGATCCTTTTACCTGCTACCTAGACAGTAAGAGCAAAGATATTACAGGCAAAGACGCAGATCATAATTTTATTTTAGAAGCCGTTTCCGAAAATGATTTCAAAAAGCGTTTTAGAAACAAACAACCTGTTAGTTTCACGGGCGATAGTTTTATTGAGTGTGAGCAAGGCGATATAATTATCGCTCAATATTTCAAAAAGGTCATTAAGAAAAAGACTCTAGGTTTAACTGATGACGGACGCATCGAAGAGGTGCAAGAAGGCATTGACTACGCAATAACAAGGGAAGTAGAGGAAGTTAAGGTAAAAAGATACTTACTATCTGGTCAGGATGTGTTAGAAAAAACTGATTTTGTCTGTAACTTCATGCCTTTGGTCGCTGTATTTGGTGCTCAAAAGTGGGTTAACGGAAAAAGAGAGATTCAGTCCCTTATCCGTAGATCTAAAGATGCGCAACGGATGTTCAACTACTGGAAGTCGTTAGAAACGGAGTTACTACAAAAACAACCTAGAGCAAACTTTTTAGCGCAGGCCGGGCAAGTTGAAGATTTCCGGGAAGCTTGGGAAAATCCAGATGCATCACCGGTATTGACATATAAAGGCTTTGATTTAGCAGGGAATCCAGTAGGGCCGCCACAAAGACTAGACCCGCCACAAATACCAGCAGGAATATTACAAGCGTCAAGGGGTGCTATTGATGATATTAAAGCAACAATTGGTATGTATTCAGCTTCTTTAGGAGAGCAAAGTAACGAAGTAAGTGGCGTTGCTATTCAGAGGCGCAACGAGGAAGGCGAAACCGCAACGTATCATTTTGATGATAATTTGAATAAGTCTATCACGCAACTTGGTAAGATGATTGTATCTGCTATCCCAAAGATCTATGACACTCCAAGAGTAGTGCGCAAAATAGACCGTGAAAATACAGTTAAATCCATTGGCATTAATGGCGTGGTATTGCCTGAACAAGAACGGTCATACGATCTAACACGAGCTGGTTATGATGTAAGAATTATACCTGGTATTGCACATACAACCCAAAGACAACAAGCAGCGCAGTTTTTTGAAGCAGTCGTAACAAGGCAGCCTGAACTTATGTCGGTTATGGGTGATTTGTTATTCAAAAATATGGATTTTGCCGGCGCTCAAGCAATGGCAGACCGTATGAAAAAGTTCATTGATCCAAAATATTTAGATGAACAAAGCGAATATGATCCTGAAAAAGAACAAATGGCCGGAGTAATAGAGCAAGGTCAGCAATTAATAACTCAACAACAAGAACAGATTGAAAGTTTGGTGGCTCAATTAGAAGATAAGAAAAACGAACTAGATATAAAAGCCTTAGCCGAAGAAAATAAAAAAGAAGCAAATGTTGAATCTACGAAAATAGATTTATTAAAACTTGAGGCTGAGCGAGAGAAAACTAGACAAGATTATGAATTTAAAATGGCAGCGTTACTTCTTAAGCAGCAAGAACTGAACTTGCGTGCTCATGAAAAGATAAGAGATATTGAGATAGAAGAAGAAGTGGAAGAGCCAGAAGAATACAACAACCAACAAGAGGAGTAAGCATGAACGATATTGAAAATCAGGCGATTGAAACCGAAGTGGTAGAACAGCCGATTGAAA